CACCTAAAGTAAGTAATTTTAATGACACGGCTCAAGTAACTAAACCAATTAATTCTGGATTAAAAGGCCTGGATGATAGACATAATAAGTATGCTAGTATTATGGCATTGATGGGATCTAAGTCATGAAGATAAAAGAAATTGTAGAAGCTGGTATATTCAGAGGCTATCCTTGTACCAAAGACTGTAGTGGACATGCCGCTGGATATAAATGGTCCGATGACAGAGATATTACTGACCCCAACGAATGTCCTTACAGTAATAACAGTTTCTGGGAAGGCTGCCTAGCGCATACTGATGAACAAGAATAAAGAATAAATATACTATTATGCGATTATTAGACCTTAAACTACAATTAACTGAAGCGAATCTAAGTGTCGGTACATTAACTCAGTACCTAGAAACTGATCAGGCTTTAGCTAAACAACTTACAAAATACAAACGAGTAAACATTTTATTAAACAAAATCTTAGGTAACAAGGATTTTCAATTAGATGATGGCTCTATGGTCAAGGTTAAAAAATCAGAAGCTAAACGTTTATTGGATTTATTTACAGCAGCCACTCCGCCGACGGGCGCATTGCAAATTGCCACAGATAGAGGAAACTTTTCTTTAAGTAAGTTTTTTAAATCAGAAGACATTGGTGGTAAAGGTGGCGGCGCTGGCAGTGAAAAGATATCTAACTTAGGTAACGTTTCGGAAGGCATTATAGGAGCGGCATTGTTTGCTAAACTTAAAGCTCGAACTAATAATACTATCGAAGTTATTGATGCCAGTGATATATGGAATGTTCTTGATAGTTTAAATGTCGAACGTATGATAACTCCGACTGGAAAAGAAGCAGAATGGGGAGAGTACGGAGTTGCTATTAAAGACTCTGGCAGAAAAGTAGTTAACGACTCTATTAAGTATACTTTAAAATTATCAAAGCCACACTACGAAGATTTAATGGATAAGAAAAAACGTCCATTAATGGATAACTTGGTAAAAAATGCCGCTGAATACGCAAACAGCCCAGAAGCTCAAGAGTACTGTGAATATTTTTATCTAAACGGAAAGCCCGATGTCATACATGTTATTTCAGATGGCGTTACTGAAAGTACAACAAGAAAAACAGACGTTGAAGTTATTGTTACAGATCCTAAAACTGGAAAAGAAACACATCAACGATTAAACATTAGTCTTAAAGCAGGTAGCGGACAGCTAGGACAAGTTGGCGGCGGCGGCCAAGGTAGCGACCCTTTTGATGCACAAAAGAAACTATGGGATGCGTTTGGTATCGACGTAGAATCAAGCAGAAAAGAATTTACTTCACTTTTAACTAAAAAAGGTTTACCTACGGCTGTAGAAGCTGTTTTCAGAGACGCCACAACATTCTTACAAGACTTACTAGCAGGTAGTTATGACGATGCTGAATACTTGTTCTTAAGAGATCTAGTAAAAGGCATTGACTACTACGCAACATTAAATGATCCAACAATTATTCTAGTAGACATTGAACACGGATACGATATTTTAAGTTTTACAGTATTAGAAGATAGATTAAAAGACATTGACTTAGATGCTGTATATTCTGAAACCGCAAAGAATCCACAGATTGACATTATAGACAGAGTCAGCGGTGAAATACTAATACGTTTCAGAACTAAACGTGAAACTAAAAAGGGTGGCGGAGACTACTATAGATATTACGTCTTTAAAGGCCCACTACTTAAGAAGCTTACTAGCATTAAAAAGTAATACGTTATATTGACACAAATTGGCATAAATAAACATATGAAAATAAAAGAACTTATCAGTGAAGATGGCAGCGTAGGCGGCATTAGCAGTGGTGCTATAGCCTCTGCTCCCGCAGGCAATTTGTTTGCTGTGCCTATGAAGCGTAATATGGCAATGACTCGCAAGCGTCCTAAAAAAGAAGCTGAAGAATTTAAAACTAAAAAAGATAAGTCTAATGTTTTAGAAAATGGAACTAAAAATGGATAAACAAAGAGCACGTCAACTTTATGAACTAGCAGATCGTTTAAGTAAATTAGACGTTAATACTCTATCTGAAGAACAACTATCACATCGTAATACTATGATTGCTAAATTGCAAGAAGAAGTACAAGAAGGTATCACTGACACTGCTAACGATCCTGGCGAATATGATCAAGAAGGTTCAATGGCTAAACAAGATCTTGCCACTGCCGCTAATGCCGCAGAAGAATTACGCAGTATTTTAGACAGCGATGAGAACTTGCCAGAATGGGTTCAATCAAAGATTACTAAGGCAGTTGACTATTTAGATACTGTTCGTGATTATATGAAAAGTAAAGATCAAGATGTAACAGAAGCATCACAAAGAGTTGATTCGCTGGTCACAGACGCATTAAGAATAATAAAAGGTCCAGAAGTAAATGATGCTGTGGCCGCACTAAAAACTGTACTGGGAGACAGAGAATATAATGGCCGTCGTGGTTATTACAATTTCTATGTTAGACAAATTCTTGATATGTATAGTCAGCAAGGTGTAACAGAAACTAAAAAGCCCAGCCCAAAACTTACACCAGTAGAGATGAAAAAAACTGAGCCGGTCAGTGAAGAAATAAATAATGAAGCATACGAAAGACTACAAAAGGTTTTCGCATTTAAGAATTACGAAAGTTAATTATGAAACTATTTGAACTATATCAACAAAATACCCTACAAGGTACTAATAACTTAAAACGCATCTCAGAAGCAGTTGCCAATAAGACTGGTGCTGTTATTAATGTAGGTAATACTCAAGTTAAACTTGGCATTAATAGTGCTAGGTATGTATTTGGTTTATACGAATCTGCAGTTGCTAATGGCACCAGCGAACAATTCTTAGAAGGCCTTAGTAATCTAAATCCAACAATGGTCATGGAAAATGATAACACAATGCGCCATATTGTTGGCAAGTTCAAGCATGAAGTAAAAAACTTCTTAGCTGGACAAGAACTAAGCGACGATTTATATCACGCATTGTATGACTACTACAGCGACCACGGTGAAATGCCATATGGTGTACAAAAAGCTCGTGATGGTGATCCGTATGAGTGGGTTCATATGCGCTTTGATCAAGACGTACATGATTACACTGGTAACAACAATCCAGATATTCCTGCATTGCCGCAAGCAAATATGTCAATGATGCCTCGTCAAGAAAGCATGTATGAAGCAAAAAATCCTTGGTTAAACTTAGCTTACAGCGATACGCCAAAAGTAGGTCAACGTAAAAGAACAAGTTCAGGCGAAGTAGAATATACTGGCGGCGGCCAGATCCACAGAAGTACTAAACGTTATGGTGGTGATGATCCTGAGAATGTCAAAGATAAAGATCCAGTAGGTAATGATGGTGAACCAGCAGTTAAGCGTAGCAAAGGTCGTCCAAGTGCCGCAGTTCAATCATCTGAAACAGGTGAACAGATTTCAGATTACAAACTATGGTATCACAAATCTAAAAGAAAACATCCAGAACGTAAAATCGTAGGTAGTAGTGCTAATGCTATCGCAGTAATACCAAAAGGTAAAAAATATCTAGTAGTAAGTAAATGGGAAGACGGTTCAGGTATTTTATTAGATACTCCAAATGAAATTTTATCAGTAAATGACTTACAAGCATTCAAGAGTGCCAAAGGACGTCCAAAGAAAATCCGTGAATGGATTGAAACTCTACGTTTTGTTGCTGAAGATACTGGTAAGTTTGATAAAAAACAAACTGAAAAAGGTGTACAATATACTCGTAAGTCTAGTACATATGATGATGGACACGGTGCTGACAGTGAAGAACATAGCGTAAATGTTCCTGATAAAAAAATTCCAGACGAAAACGAACGTACACATAAAGTAAGATGAAAATAAACGAAATTCTTGCTGAAATGAAATGTTGGCCCGGACATCGAAAAGTCGGCACACAACCCGGCACTGGCAAGAATAAAGGCAAGCGTGTCAACGACTGTGAAAAGATCAAAGAAGAATTAGATGACGATCAAAAGCGTGTAGGACAAGTCGGTGCAAAAGAAAAAGCAAAAAAGATTGGCACAGTATTAGGCACTGAACCTAAGCAACATCCTTTCAAAGGCCGCTTAGTAGGTGAGTCTGAAATAAAAGAAGTTGCTCCTCCTGGCATGGAAGACTGGATCAAAGATCGTAAAGCAGACTTCAAAAAGCGTTATGGCGATAAGTGGGAAGAACGTTTATACGCCACTGCTTGGAAACAGCATAATAAGTAATGACGCATTGGCAAGAATACATTCGCAGTAGTTATGAATTGATTCTTGATGCAGAAGGTAAGACTGCTACTTACTTAAACGAACCCTTAGAATACTATCTAGTTAGCTTAATGGCTAAATGGTTTGATAAACCAAATATTCCTCCAGATACGCCGGTGGCAATATTAATGCTTACTGCCATGCAAAATCCTAGAAAAGAAAACTTATCAGAAGTAGCAGATATCTGTTTATTCTATGATAGTTTTAAAATAAAACAACCTAAATGGCCTACGCCTAAATACTACAAAGACATGGGCACTACTGCATATGGTATGGCGTATGTTGCTAGTAATGATAATATATACAATCAACTAGAAATTAGTTTTGATATGTGTAGTAGAATTTTATCTAAAATTAGTATTTCAACATAATAAATATATTATCATGATGCCTATTAAAGAATTTATTGAATCAAATAATTCTTGCGTGTTAGTTAAAACTGATTTTAAAGTTGATTTAGAATCACTGACACAATTTTTTGATTCTACAGTTTCAAACATTAAAAAAACATACCAAGGAACCAAACGACATGGTGGATGGAGTGTTCAAAGTAACACAGGTAAAATATCAGATGGTTGGCAAGCAGGAGGAACTCCTGGCCTTACAGATGAACAAATAAAAGAAATGTTCAAAAACGGTATGAAATTTCAAACCCCGACTGCTCTTTATCAAGGAGCAATAGAACAACTGATGCACGAATTATCTAAGAAACAATTTGATGCAAAACGAACTCGATTCGCTGACTTAGAACCAAAAGCTGGATGTGGCTGGCATATAGATGGAGGCTATGATATTAAAAAATATGGCTTTTGGAGAGGGCACATTGCATTAAAAACTAATTCTAAATGTTTGTTTATGTTTCAATCTAGGGATAACCAACATGTTCTTAGCTATAATATTCCAGCAGATGGTTATCTGTATCTTGCTAACATAAATTATAGTCATAGAATAGAAAATACCAGTGATGAATCTCGAATACACATTCTAACAGATAGTGCATTACCTATGTCATCTTTTCAAGCTAATGTAGAACCTATACTATCGTTTTGATAATACTTTTATATAGTGCTCTGGGACAGTTTATATTCTAAATAACTAAAATACTTGAAGTATTTTTATTTGAGATAAATAAACATATAGGATAACAAATCATGGATGAATTAGTACAAGCAATGAAAAAGGCACTGGCGGATACATTTGCCTTTTATTTAAAAGCACACGGCTTTCACTGGAACGTAGAAGGCAGAACGTTCTGTCAAGATCATACATTCTTCGGAAATATTTACGAAGAAGTATACGGTAGCTTAGATCGGTTCGCCGAAGAAATTCGTACCATGGATGCTTATGCTCCAGCTAGCTTTGCTCGTTTTAGTGAATTAACAACCATCGAAGACGAAATTAAAATTCTTAATGCTCAAGGTATGTATGAGAAACTATTAGCAGACAACAGTATTGTTATGGCTAGTGTAGAACAAGCATATGAATTAGCCGAAGCCGCTCACAATCATGGCCTAAGCAACTTCCTAGCAGAGCGTCAAGACGCACATGCTAAACACGCCTGGCAGTTAAGAGCTACACTTAAACAAAGATAAATGAATCCTAAAATCAAAGAGTTAGTTCGGATTGAACTAACTAAAAACCAAAGCCTTGCCCTTGAGTCTTTTATTACAGACAGGGGCGAGGAAATATTCAAAAATAGCAACTTGCTCAAAGTTATCAATAAAGGTGACTTTGATGCTGTGCCCAGCGAATTAGCAAAATGGGTTATAGACAACGGAAGACGTCGCCCAGAGCTTGCCGAACTTCGTGAAAAAGAAATCGCATTGTTTACCAAATAACACTTGACCTTTTATGTTAACTATTGTATAATAGTAGAACACATTTTATTAAGGAGTGTTATATGGAACCGCGTATGTTTTCCGGCGATGAAAAAGCCAAAATTAAAAAACTATTTGCCGAAGGCATTCAAGTAATGAGCGAAGTTAATGCTCTTAGTGAAGGCTTGAGTGAAACAGTTAAAGCTATCGCAGAAGAACTAGACATGAAACCTAGTGTACTTAAAAAAGCGTTACGTATTGCTTACAAAAATGAATTTGCCAAAGAGCAAGATGCTTTCACTGAAGTAGAAGAAGTATTGCAAGTTGCAGGTCATCTTTGATTAAATTCCTCAAAGAACAAACTTGGCAATTTTGGTTTGAGTGGTTATGTACCGCTATACTAATCTGGGGAGTTGCTTTGACCAGTTATAATGTTTATCCTCTAAACATCTGGATCAGCGGTCTGGGCAATCTAGGCTGGTTTGTTCTTGGTATACTTTGGCGCAAGTGGAGTTTGATTATCGTGCAACTTATTGTTACAATAATCTATGTTGCAGGTATATATAATATACTATGAGTTATATTGATGCAGTTTATGTAAAAGATAAAGATCTTATCAATGTTGTAGAACGAGTTGATGGAGTTAGGAAGTTTAAAAGTTTCCCGGCACATTATTTGTTTTACTATCAAGATAATAAAGGTCAATACACAGGTATTGATGGCAAGAGACTGACTAAGGTTGCTGTAAATAGCAATAAGGCCTTTGAAAAAGAAAAACGTATATATGGTCATAAACAACTTTATGAAAGTGATATTAAACCTGTTAATCGCTGTTTAGAAACAAACTATCTAAATGCTGATGCCCCGAAAGTTAATAAGGCATTCTTCGACATTGAGGTTGCTTACAATAAAATTAAAGGCTTTGCTGATCCTAGCGATCCTTTTAATCCTATTACTGCTATCTCTGTACATTGCGGCTGGCTTGATAAATTAATCACATTAGTTATTAAACCAGATAAGATGGCACAGGATCAAGCAGAGGCTATTGTAGCTCGCTTTGATGACACTATTCTTTGTGACACTGAAGAAGAGATGTTAGATATGTTCCTTAGTCTCATCGAAGACGCTGACATTGTCAGTGGCTGGAACAGCGGTGGCTATGATATTCCTTACACAGTGAATCGTGTCATCAAACTAATGGGAGCAGATCATAGTCGCAGATTTTGTTTATGGAATGCTAAACCTAAAAAGCGTGAATACGAACGATATGGTAAAATTAGTGCTACATATGATCTTATTGGTCGTGTTCATTTAGACTATCTTGATTTATATCGCAAGTTCACATACCATGAACTTCATACATATCGATTAGACTATGTAGGTGAAATTGAATTAGGTGAAAATAAAATTCAATACGAAGGCACTCTTGATCAACTATATAACAATGACTTTGAAAAGTTTATTGCTTATAATAGACAGGATACTATGTTGCTGTATAAAATGGATGCCAAGCTACAATACATTGACCTAGTTAACGTCTTGGCACATGCAAATACTGTTACATTTCTTACTACAATGGGTGCCGTTGCTATGACTGATCAGGCGATTATCAATGAAGCCCATGGCAGAGGTGTAATGGTCATGGATCGTAAGCGTGGCGATGGTATTGAAACGCAGGCGGCAGGTGCTTATGTTGCTTATCCAGAAAAAGGTGTTCATGATTGGATTGGTAGCATGGACTTGAACAGTTTGTATCCTTCTCTAATCCGAGCTCTTAATATGAGTCCAGAGACTATTGTCGGACAAGTGCGTCAACAGCAAACTAAACCAGAAATTAAAGCGTGGTTAGACAGTGGTAAAGGCTTTGCTGACTATTGGGATGGTAAGTTTGCTGTTCACGAGTACAATGAAATCTCTGCTAAAAACAAAGGTTACAACATTGTCATTGACTGGGAGAATGGAACTAGCACAGAACTTAGTGCGGCAGAAGCATATGACTTGATTTACTTACAAGGTAATCCTTGGATGCTTACCGCTAATGGTACAATCTTTACCTATGAGAATCAAGGTGTTATTCCAGGATTACTAACTCGTTGGTATGCCGAGCGTAAAGAACTACAAGCAAAAGCTAAAGAAGCATATGGTACTGATATGTTTGAATATTGGGACAAGCGACAGTTAGTTAAGAAAATTAATTTGAACTCCTTGTATGGTGCGTTGCTTAATGCTGGAAGTAGATTTTTCGATCTACGCCTTGGACAAAGTACAACATTGTTAGGTCGTTGCGTTGCTAGACACATGGCCAGTCAAGTTAATAATGTGTTCACTGGAGAGTATGACCACAAAGGCAAGACTATTATCTATGGTGACACTGACAGTTGTTACTTCAGTGCTTACCCAGTTTATAAAGGTCAAATTGACCGAGGTGAAGTAGAATGGACTCGTGATAAGATCATCGAACTCTATGATATGGTTGCCGATGAAGTTAATGCAACTTTTCCTTTGTTCATGAATACAGCTTTTAACTGTCCAACTAACTTAGGCGAGATTATTAAAGCTGGACGAGAAGTTGTTGCTAGTAAAGGCTTGTTCATTACTAAAAAGCGTTATGCTGTTCTTATCTATGATAAAGAAGGTAAACGCAAAGATAAAGATGGCGAACTTGGCGAGATCAAGGCTATGGGTCTAGACTTGAAGCGAGCAGATACTCCAGAGTTTATGCAACGGTTCTTAGAAACAATTCTACTAATGGTTCTTAATGGACAAGACAAACAAGACGTCATTGATGCTATCAATGACTTTAGAACAAAGTTCAAAGAGCGTCCGGGTTGGGAGAAAGGTACACCAAAGCGTGTTAATAACTTAACCAAACACACAGAAGTCTTTGAAAAAACTGGCAAGTGCGGAGTTGGACATGCTATGGCTGCCATCAATTGGAATAGATTTAAAAAAGCACATGGAGATCAAGCAAGTTTGGATATTACAGATGGTATGAAAGTTATTGTCTGTAAGTTAAAGTCGAACCCAATGGGCATCACAAGCATTGCACATCCAATTGACGAGATGAGATTGCCTGAATGGTTTAAAGACATGCCCTTTGACCATGGCGCAATGGAAGAAACAATCATCAACAATAAAGTGGAAAACTTAATTGGTGTGCTTGATTGGGATATTCGAGCAAGTGATCAAACAAACACCTTCGAAAGTTTGTTTGCATGAAAATAGCAGTATTTGGTGACAGTTATGCAAGTTACTTGCTAGAACCAGAACACGACCACTTGGGCAAGTCTTGGTGTGATATAGTATCCGAACAACATAATTTAACCAACTTCGGACGGTGGGCAAGTTGTTTTCAATACAGTTATGAATTATTTTTAAAGCATAACATAGAGTTTGACTATAATATTTTTTTTGTAACTACTCCTCGACGAATGTATGTAAAAGCGTTGGAGAATTTACAATCTCCAACACAACCACAAATGTTAAACGAGAAGAATGTTCGTAACGGATTAAAGGCATATATTCAAAATAATAATTTAGATCCTAAATTATTACGCATACTAGATAGTGTCGAGTGTTATATAAATGATTGGCAAGATATTAATTTTGAACAACATATACATGATCTATTAGTTAGAAATATTCTCTCTACAAATAAAAACACTCTTTTAATCGCTAGTTTTCCTGAAACTATACCATTTGCAGACTGTGGATTTGATAAGAATTTAACCTGTGTACAATTTAACGAACTAGCGTTAGCAGGTGCGGAAATAGAAAAAATAAACAATTCAGTATTTGAGTGTAAACGGAGATGCCATTTGTCCGAAGAAAATAACATAGTATTGGGCAATAAAATATTAGATGCTATACACTCAAAAAATAATATTCTAGATCTAAATATTAAAGACTTTGTTAAGCCATCCAAACATTACGAGTATTATGTAGATTGGATGACTTAATATTAGAGTTCTAATATTAAATAGAATACACGATGTGCTTGGTGCACGTCGTATCAATAGTCAGCTTAATCATGTTTTGGTAACATGGATAGTTATAACAGTTGACACACTAACCTAAATACGCTATACTAGCGTATAGGAGAAAATAATGAAAGACGCAATTTTTGATATCGTGCGACACACAGCCAGCCTTGGCTTCTTTGACTTAGCAAAGATCACAGGCACTGATACTAGCACAGAAATTTGGACCTGTGACGAAAAACGTAACGTGGTCCTTGAAGCTGAATTAAAGAATCCAGTGGCACCGTTAATTGGTGAAGTTGGTTTAGGTAACTTGAGTTTCTTAAATGGTCTCACCGGACTTTACAATAAAGAAGGTGTTGAAGTTGAAGTATCTACAGTAAGTAAAAACGGTGCAGATGTTCCAGATTACTTTATCTTTAAAGATGCTGATGGCAACAACGACAAGTATCGTTTGATGAGCAAAGAGATCATCGACACACAACTGCAACAAAGCAAGTTTAAAGGTGTTAAGTGGGACATTAGCTTTGAACCAAAGAAAAGCAAAGTAAGTGAAATGAGTCAAAAAGCAGGTATCTATTCTGCACTGGAGCCAACATTTACTGTAAAGACAGAGAACAATGAACTTGTTTTCATCTTTGGCAGTGACACAGGTGGCAGTCACTTTGGACGTATGACCTTTGCAAGTAATGTAACAGGTACTATGAAAGAAGGTTACTCTTGGCCTATTGACAAGTTTTTGAGTATTCTTAAACTTGGTATGAGTGGCGAATGTAAAGTACAGTTCTGTCAAGTAGCTTGTATGATTACTATTGACAGTGGTACTGGTGTTTATAACTACATCTTACCAGGACATACACGATGAAAAAAATGATTTGGGTTACCTTCCAAAAAGAAGGCATACACAAGTATCCAGCGGCGCTAACTGATCCTAACTTGGCTACGGGAGATGAATATGATGTTAGCTTTCTTGGCTATCCTCACAGGCATACATTTCATTTCAAAGTAGCCATTGAAGTGTTTCATGATGATCGTGACATTGAATTTATTCAATTTAAACGCTGGTTGGAAAATCTTTATAAAGGTGCTATACTAGCATTAGACTTTAAAAGTTGCGAGATGATCGCAGAGGATTTGTACACACAAATTAATGCTCGCCATCCCGGTAGAGCAGTAACCATAGAAGTAAGTGAGGATGGTGAAAATGGATGCTACATTCAATTTGAACAGAAGTAAGGTTAGAACTATGCATAATAATAGTTATGTAAGTCGTGCGATGATTAATATCAATGACATCAAGTACGACTTGTTAAAGATTGCCGAAATGTATGACGGCATTCTACAAGAGGGCTTAGGACATCTGCCTGCAGATATGTTCCTTGCATATCTCAGTGATATGAGAAACGATCGGTGGATTCATAGTTATGAAATCACTGAAGTTATGCT